GACGGCGCCGTGCATCATCCGCCACGACCTGGACACCCCCGAGAAGCAGCTCGAGACGATGCTCATCGAGAACGGGCACCGCAAAGGCCTGACCGTGACCGAGGAGGCCGACGGGTTCCAGTCGCTGATGGAGTTCCCCAACTACAACCCGACCCTGATCGCGAAGAAGCTCGGCCGGACCCGGACCTTCGTTGAGGGCAGGCTGACCCTGGTGCACCTGCCTGAGAAGGCACGCGCCGGGGTGGACCGCGGGCAGCTGACCATCAGTGACGCCCTCGAACTGGCTGCGTTCACCGACCTGGCCGTCGTTGAGCACCTGGCCGAGTTCGTCGGGACCCGCGACTGGTCCTGGAAGCTGAACGAGGCCAAGGGTGACCTGGCCCGCGCCGCCCAAGCGGCGGCCGCCAAGGACAACCCGCCCGACCCCGACCCGACCCCGACCCTGGCCCAGCTGAACGCCGAGCGTGACCGCGAGTTTGACGCCGCGGCACCCACGGTGATCCCCGAAGGGCGCAACGCCCGCGCCGAGCTGCTGCGCACCCTGGACACTGCAGCCCGGGTCCGCCACCAGCACCTCGCCGAGGTCATCACTGAGGGCGACACTGAGATCGCGCTGACCATCGCCCGCACCAGGGTCGCCCAGGCCGCTGAGGCGGCGTTCTACGACCCGGCCATCATGACCAAGGTCCTCGGTGCTGGGTACACGCGCCGGATCCGGACCCTGACCCTGCCCCAGGCCATGATCGCCCTGGACGTCATCGGCGGCCTGCAACGCGACATGGACCTCGCCCGGTCCGCGTCCGCGTGGCGCCAGTCCCACACCAAAGGCTGGCGGTACACCCTGGGCACGGTCTACGGGTACGAGTGGTCCCCCGCCGAGCTCGACCTGATGGGCGACGCGTCGTGAACATCAGCGAAGCGAACGACGCCGCCCTCGTCCTGCAGCACGTGATCGGAGCGACCAACACCGACCGTGAGCCACAGGACGTCGAGGACGCAGCCGTGCGACTCACAGTGCGTGTTGGTAGCGCGCTACAGGTGGCCGCGTGGAAGATCGCAACCCAGGCCGAGATCCACGAAGCCGTCGCCCACCTCGCCGAGCGAAATGGCGACGCTGCTGCGTACCTGGCCGACTGGGCCGACGCATGACCACCAACGACATCGGCCTATTCGACACCGTCCGCATCGGCAAAGGCAAGACGCTCTGGCGCGTCGAGGGATTCGACGTGTTCGCCGACGGCAAGTCCTACGTGCTGCTGCGCGCCCTCACCGGCTACTCCAACACCAGCGTCACTCCCGACCGGCTCACCGTCGTCACCAAGGCAGCGTTGTGAGCACGTCGGCACGTGAGCGATCTGGCTTCGGTCAGTTCCAGCTCAACCGGTCCGCGATCGACGTGGGTGTCGACTACTCGAAGGTCCACAAGGTTTCAACCGGTGACATGGCCGAGATGCTCCGCGACGGCGCCACCCTGGCTGAGGTCTGTGAGGCGTTCGGGCTGTCCACGTCGACGATCCGGACACGTCTCGCAGACGCAGGGTGGTCCTGCCAGACCGGCCAACCCTTGGACACCTTCACCGACCCTGAGGTGAAAGCCCCGCGGTCAAGGTTCGCGTTCATCGACCAGCCCTGGGTCGACGACGCGCTCTGCGCCCAAACCGACCCGGAGGCGTTCTTCCCTGAGAAGGGCGGATCCACCCGCGAAGCCAAGGCCACCTGCGCCCAGTGCTTCGTTCAGGCCGAGTGCCTCGACTGGGCGCTCACCACGAACGAGCGCTTCGGTGTCTGGGGTGGCCTCTCCGAACGTGAACGCCGCGGCCTCACCGACACCACCGCCCACGTCCAACGCAGCAACAGCCCACGTTCCACTCGCTACCCCGAAAGGACCGCGTCATGACCACTGTCACGATCACCCGCCAAACCCACGTCGCCATGCTCAAGCACCTAGTCGCCGGCAAGGACCTCGAGTTCGTCGCCGCAGCCACCCGGGTCCCCCGCGACACCGTCCTGGACATCGTGTCTCGGCACGGCTACCCCGCGGTCGACAAGATGGCATGGGCCATCGACATCCTCATCAAGGAACAGGACAAACTGCCGGAGCGCGCACCGACCAACCCGCGCTCAGTGGTGTTCCTGGACGAGATCCCCGCACGGCCGACAGCACGTGTGGGCAACAGTGCGACCAGAGTCAACGGTTCCTCCGGGTTCGCGCTCATCCAGCCGGCCACGGGTCAGCCAGCCACCAACGCCACCGACGAGCCGTTGCTCCTGGCCAGCAGGTCCGTCCAGGCTCGCACCCGGAACCTCGGCAAGAAGATCAGCGCCCTCCTCATCGACCTCGACGCGCGTCTGGCCGTAGAGAAGGAAGCCCGCGAGGCCACGGTCAAGGCTGACAAGGCTGCCGCCGTGGTCGCTGCTCGCATCGCCGAGCTCGAGGCTGAGCTCGCGCAGCTCAAAGGCAAGCCCAAGACCACAGGCAAGTCGAAGGCCACCCGGCCCGTCATCACCGGGGAGTACTCCTGCACGCACCCCGACTGCGGCCGGGTGTTCGACAAGAGCCAGGGCGTGGCCCTGCACCAGCGTCGCGCCCACGAGGGATGGAACCCGCGCACGGTCAACGCGGCATGATCCGCACCGATGAGGAGCGGGCGCTGCGTGCTGCGTGGGCCCGCCGGCGCAGACGGTTGAACGCGTACCACCAGTGGGCGCCGTTCGTCGACGCAGCACCAGCCAGGTGCCACGTGGGCGCCCTGCAAGAGTTCGGGTTGTCCCTGGAGTCCATCGCCCTGATGGTCGGTGAGCACCCGTCTGCGCTCTCGACCCTGATGCTGGCCAACCATCACGGCTACCAGCATCAGATCCGCCCGACCCGTGAGGCGCAGATCCTGGCGGTGCGCTTCGACCTCGACCATGTTCCGGACGGCCGGTGGGTGTCCGCCGCCGGGACGCGCCGCCGGATCCAAGCCCTTAGTGCGATGGGCTGGTCTCAGCATTGGATCGCCGACCAGCT